CCTGTTGACATCTTCACCACCTCCCATCAACTCTTCATGCTGCTTTTCCAGTGCATCCGCCAGATCATGCGCCTGCTTAGTCGCTATCGGCGAGCCTATTTTAGCAAATACAGCTGACAAAAAATCCAGGTATGTTTCTTTTGTAATATGCGTAATTACTTCCGGTGCACAGTATTTAGCAGCAAGGATCAATGCAAACAGATGGGATTGTATTAGCTCTTTGCGATATGCCGGCGGAGGCATATCCAGCCACATCAACTGCTTCATCAAACTAGCAAACACTTGCGGCTGCCAGCTTTTAGGCAATTTAGCCACTTTATCCGAAAGCCATTCCCACGGATCCCACTGCAATTCGAGGGAGTCCAGGGTTTCCATCACCTTTTCGCGGTCTATATTCGCTACAGCTTGTTGAAAGTCCATATATTATCCACTTGCAATTAAAAAATAAGCGACAGCCGATCGACATATCGACTGCCGCTTATCGCGTTATTAATACGTATAACCATAATTCGCCAGTTTAGTCAGGTAGTCTCTGCATGCACTCAATTCATCAGGCAACAGGAAAATGCGGCTATTGCCTCTGAACGTCATGCTGCAACGTACTACATCATCCCCCGCCGAGCTGTCGATCACATTCAGGGCTTCCAGAAAACCACTAGGCGCGTAGTAATAGCGTGCGGCTGCGCCATTAGGATAGCTAAGCGGATGACCACAATAGAGCACTAGCTCGTGTCCGCCGGTATAATCGCCGCCTGCAAATTTGAGTCTATTTTCAGGCGTAAACGGAAATTCCCATACTGCCTCTATATCAGCGGACCAGTCCAGAGCTACTATGCGTCTTGCTTTAGCGCCGTATGTACCGCTGTGCGTAATATCAGCAAGCACTTGCATGCTTGTAATGGACCAGCGCGTCACGTCGATCCTGAGTGCATTTGAACCAGGCGAACTGGCGTTACCAGGATCAGTGCCCCACGTACGTATCTTGACGTAGCCGCCAATGCCGGCGATAGTCCATCCGCCAGGCGGTGCAAGCACTTGCGCTCCAGTCACCGGATCTCGCGTAGGCATATGTAATTCCTATTTAATCTTATGTTTCATTAGTGAGGATACGCATCTTGAGCGTAACGCTGCTAGTACCATTGTTAGTGGCTGTAGCATTAGTCACATTAGCAGCAAGCGGATTAGCCTGACCGCTAGATGCATACCAGACGTAGGGCTGATCTGCTGCTAGCGTAATAGTCGTAGTAGTAGTGCCAATAAACTTGACTGTAAGCGCGCCACTGGCGATCAGCAGCAAGCCTTTCAAGTAATCTTTATTGAACGGCAATACGTTAAGATCATAATTCTGAGCACCGGCGCCGACTGTTTCCTCAACAATCTGAGCATTATCGCCGGATTCGATAACGCTTCCGCCAAGCTGCGGTTCAGCACCTACACGCCCGAAAATAGTAAAAGTCATTTCAACGGCCATTAGTTATCCCCTTATCAATTAGTTAATATTAACTAATTCCTTTTCCTCGTTGACCAGCAAATCCCATACGATATTACCCACAAGCACATCCTTGCCTAGTTTCAAATCCTTATCTACTACCAATGAGGATGGTTCTGCTTCCAGTACTGACAGTACGTAATAAGTAGGTTCATCCGGCACATGCCGTAAACCTGCTCGAAACACATTGTTGAGTCGTTCCATCAAATGCCGTGCAACGCTAATGCCTTCTCCAAGATACGCCTTCATAGCGACGCGATATTGACATATGCCGCGTAGTGCTGACGTAAATTGCTTGCGCGTAGCTGCTTCTACATCAAACACCACATACGGCTCCCACTGCTTTGCAGGTGGTTCTTCAGTAATAAGCAAATCGGCGGACGGTGCGCGTTGATACCACAATCCGCCAGGAAAGTCACCATCTAGACCGGACGACTTCCATGTGTTATAAATCGTTTCTACTAAACAACTTATGGTATTATTAATCATACATTCGCCGCTACTAGCAATTCTGTAAGATCCTGCATGGTTTTGCGGCTGCGTACGTCTATGATTTGATACTTATGCCCGCCGTAATCAATCACAAGGCCGCGATGGTATTGCTCCAGGTCGGTGTTAATCCAGACTTTATAGAATCTGTTAAACATTTTCCTGTCTTGCTCATTCACGTCCTTGTAATTTACGGGCTGCACACGTGCGTATGTTGTAATCCTGGGTTCATACGCCGTCACCAGTCCGCCTTTATCGTTGTATTTTGTAGGTTTCAGGATCGTTATGCGCTCTGCATGATGCGGATTTAGTTCATTACGCACACATCTGCAGGCGTAAAAAGCACGCGTACTGGTAACAGATTCAATCCACCACTTCTCTAAGAACGCGTCGTTTTGATTTCGTATTTGCTCGGCTTCGTACTGGAGCTGTTGCGAAAAACCGTCTGTTTCAGCCTCTACTTCAAAACTATCGCCGGGCATAGGTACGAAATCGGAGTTAAAGTACGGCGGCATAAACAACATACGGCGCTTGAGGATATATGCGCCTGTTGATGGTTGACGCTCATCGGCTGATGCGCCCATCAACAAGAATGAACCGTATTCAAATATCGGCGTATCGCCGCGCTTGTAGTTGTATACAATATCATCGCCGTAAAAATCCCATACGGCGTAATCTTGATTAAATGATAATGCGAGTAGAGACACTGTAGGGACTCAGCGCTACTATAAGCTTTTGTATTTCCTCAAGCTGCTCCATCAGCATCCTGATATATTCATTCCAGCTGACGGTCTGCGATCCGTCTGGCCCGCCTATGGTATAAGTGGGCTTAGGCATTCTAGTTGCTTCCTTAAGGCGGGCCAGAATATTGCTACGGATCGTATTCAGATCATCTATGGCAGCCATTTGTTAATGTTAACTAATCGTGTTCTTGCAGATAAAGCGCGGATCTACCTGGACGATCGAACCTACTTGCTGCGCCTGGTAATCCAGCGCCACGCCGCGTGCAAGCTCAGAAGCAGCCAGCGGAGCGGTCGTTGTAGTAAACGGTAGGATAGACGCCCACACGAATGCTTTCTTCGTATCGCCATACAGCCACAATCCTTCAGCAGCGCTTACATTACCAAGTGCAGCATAGGCCACGTTGTACCACACACGATTCAACGGCACTAGATCGAATCCGCCGATCGGGTTTTCAGTACGACGGATGCTAAGCGGGAATCCGCCTGCGCTAGTCTGCGTACCAGTCAGGATTTCAGTAGCACGCAGGATCGTGCGGGCATTAAGCTCTTTTTGCGGCATCACATACACATTGCCAAGCGGCAAAGTGATAGGCAATCCAGACGGATCCTTATTGCCTTCAAGCAATTGCCGCGCCGTATTAACCGCCGTCCAGTCGTTCAGGGGGTTAGCAACTTGATTCACGTAATCAAACGGATAGGATCCGGCTGTGGATTGATAGAAATTATTTGCAGTACCACAATATTCATACGTATTGGTAATACCAAGTACCGCTTTAGCGATTACTTGTTCAATATCATGCGCTACCTTAGTACCAAGTTTAGCGGCGGCGTCGATGATCTGGTCAGTGCGATCGTAAATGAAAGCGAACTGATCGACTTGTACGCGTCCGCCATAGCGCCTGGATTCGGGGATCGTCACCCAGATTTCCTGCAGACCGAATGCGGGCAGCTCTTCGCCTTTAGCAAGGCCGCCGGTTTCGAGCCTCGTATCGGCCCTGACGCCGATGATCTTGCCGCCTTCGACGCGCCGCTCGCGTACATCTACGATTTGCAATCCGATAAATTGCGGATTGTTATAGTTTTGCCAGACGATTGCATCCAGCATTCCGACGACGGTAGCTACCAGTCCGCTGATATTAGCGAACTGAGAAGCCATTACAGGCGCGCCAGATCCGCTTTCAATCAAGTGATAATTAAGCAGCCCAGGAACCCATTGCTCCGATAGCGTGCGCTTGTAATCGCGCCCCAGGAAGCAATATGCAAGCTCCTGCAGATTCAGTTCGGCTGCGTTAATATCTTGTTTTTGCGGATTAAAGCGACATTTGTTGCCAGAAAGCCGTTCGATGCCGAACAGATCTGTAATGAGGCGTCTATAATCATTAAGCCCGCGCCCGGCTTCCAGTTCCTGTTCCAGCAATTTATTGAACCCATATGCCATGAGAGTAAGCTCCTTTTATCAAGAAGTGATGATATTTTGTACGCCGCGATGGAGAATGGAACTGACAACTTCGATTTCTACAACTGCATCATTAGCGTCTTTAGGCTTTGCAAGCACGCCGACAGCCAGATTTGCAGTGCCGACCACTGCACACACCTGCGATTCGAGGTTGTTGCCAGCGGCTTTACCAGGCCCATACAGCGTACCTACGTTGCGTGCATTGGCATCAGTAGAGCTAAGTACGCGATAACGCCCGCGAGTAGCGACGTTGATCAGGCCCGGCGTAGTCTGAGATGCCAGCCGCTTATCCATAGAAATGCCAAGGAACCTTTGATGGAAGTTCGCTTGCGTAGTAGCAAGGTTAGTAGTCCACGGAAAAGTGCTAGCAGGCTCAGCATAGCCATCATTATTAAGCCACAGCATATCGCCGGGCTCAATAGCTGTACTGGCTTTAGCATAAACTTGAACAGGATTCGGATCCTCTCTTACGATTCGTGCACTGGCCATTCGTAATCTCCTAATAGATAGAATGCTAGGTCTTTTCTAGTTATCTTTCCTTCAAGAAGCATTTCATAAATGCCTCTTCCAGGCGTGCTAACATTAGTGCTACATTGTTCCCGTACTTCTCTTTCATCATCTCCTCCGGATGCTGGTTCGAGAGATGACGAGTAATCGTGTTTTCTAAGCCACTCTCTTGCTTCTTCTGCCGAAAATTTATCAGCGGAGAAGCGAATACTTTGAAGTTCCACTGTACCGTCATCCGTTATGCCCCATATGGCATGAATGCCTTCGCCGAACTTATCGTTTTCACGGCGAAACTTTTGGTACTTATCAGGATTTTCTATCCTGGCAGCATGTTCGTTTGTGTATGGCATATTAATCGCCCGATTTCAAATGGAATTTTTGCCCTTAACGGGCAAAAATCCCATTTTTAATCGCCCAACAGCATAGCAACAATACGTTTACGATCCTCAGCATTGCTGATTGTCACATATCCAGGCGTAGAAACAGGCTTTTGCATGAGCTTGAGTTGATGGACGGTTTTTTCGAGATTGGAGATCTGCTCTTGCAGCTTTTTGATTTGAGCATCCTTTTCGTCAAGCTTATGCATATACTGTTCGAGCAATCCTTGCGTAGTAGCCGCGCCGCTTACCAGATCTACCGAATGTACGGTCAGGATTTTCTTCACTTTACCATTGTTTACAATACCGTCGGCATGATGGCTCAAGCCGAACATGCGTAGATTTTTCTGCAAATCTTCAGTAATGCGCTGCGCCATAGGATGCGTAGTAAGATAGATCAAATCGCCGCGGATTCCGTCTTCTGCCAGCCGTACATTCTTGAGTATGCCGAATCTATCCTCGGCCTTACGCGGCTTATCAGGATCATGATCTACGTATACAGGGGCATTTTCATAAAGCGGCACGGCTTCAGCAAGCGCGGTTTGTTCATATTCCCGGTTATTCTTGCTTTTGAAACCGAGGATATGAACGTTGCGTATAATGCCGTCACTTACATCAGGCCGCTCAATATCAATGCGTTCAATAAGCGTTTCCTTCTTGAGTTCTTCCTCGTTCATAGCATATCCTCGCGTTAGTTAATATTAACTAATCTCGGTCTGTAATATATTATACAACCACATTTACCGTAGGTTCAACTTCCTTTGCTGGCGCTGCCATATTGCTCTCTTCTGCTATCTCAGCAAGCTCTTCATCCAGATCCAGGTCATTTTTAGCCGCTAGCGTACGTTTGCTCATTACGCCTGCTTTTACTAATACCATATCGGCTTCGATAGATTCCTTGCGTTCAGCAATGACAGGCACAGGCCCGGAAATATAAATTTCAATATCATCCAGCAATCCTTGCGGTAGATTCCGTTTCTCTACCTCTATCTGTAGCATTTTCGTATACACTTCGCGCCAGAAATCTGCATGTATGCGCTGTTCGATTTCTACGCGACGCAGGAACGGGCCGTTGACGATCACTGCTGATGCATATGACGAGGATGCATCTATGCCTGATACTAGCCAGTACGGAACGTTGAAACGCGCGGCGACTACTTCCAGGCTTTTCTGTATAGCTTTAGCGGCGCCTTCGCCACTGAGTTCAGGCGGTGGTTGAAATTCGAGAGATTGCGGAATATCTACTACCGAACCGGGCTGTTGCTGCGAAATATCTACATTCATCCTTCCGCCACTGATTTGCGGTATTTCGATATTTCCAGTAACTTGAGATTGCTGAAATGCCCGGATAACGCCTTGTTCTGCTGCTGCATGTTGCCTTACATATGCAATAGCCTGCCTTGCCTTCTCGCCTTCTCGCCACGCCCAGCGTACGCGTGCTGAACCTTCCAGCTCATTCCATACGGGCCAGAATGAGCTGATGCCCATCTTCCGCTGTCGGTCTACGTTGAGCTTGAGATGTACGATCCTGTCTACCGGTACTATCTCATGCCTGTCCTGGAAATAATAAACGCTGTATGCAATAGGCGTAGCCCAGTCGTCTACTTCGGTCAGGATGCCGAAACTCCACTGTCCTTCATGAGATTCGTTCGGCGGAGGACGGAGTTGATCGGGCTCGATTGCACGCAGTGCTGATGTAACATCGCTAGGAAACAATCTCAAAATAGCATTACCGTCTCTATGCCCACGTATGAAACATTCATATTCCCATGCGGGTATGTTATTCCGCTGGCGGAAAGTATTAATAATATCTTCAATTTCAGCAATAACGTCCTGCGATAATTGCTTGCCGCGTTTAGCACCTACCTTGACTGACAGCCCGCCGCCAATGACATAGGACGCTAAACCTTGCAATATGCCTGCTGCCGATGCATTAGTTTCATATACCCAGCGGCCTATAGCAATAGTGCGCCATACGTCATATACAGTACGTACAGCAAGCGATGGCTTGTAGGGAAACAGATCCCGTATGCCATACGGCCCGCCGCGGATAATGCTATCGCGCGGATGTAGCAAAGTGCCAAAATCTACGAGCCAGCCGCCGTCAAAGCTCGTAAGCGTTTGTTCGAGCAGGCTTTGCAGCGTGACGTTATTGTTGTTGTTCATCGTCACTATGTTTGTACTTCATGCGCGTATACGGGATCAGCAGTGCAATTACATCCAGGACTTCGCCGAGGATGGCAATAGCCTCGTCTAGTGTAATCTTCTTATCGCGTAATGCTTCACGAATAGCTTTTACAACTTCGCGTAGCTCTTTAATGAGATCCATAGTAGTACCTTATTGAAACAGAATGTAATAAACCTTTTTGCCTTGCGTACCTTTAACGTATAGCTGCCACGGATCAGCAATGCTCAGATACATACCGCTGTCAGGCAGCACTATATCTTGAGCAGTTGCATCGCCTATAGTCACCGTACCTGCGCCAGATTCAGGTTGCATAAGCACACCAATAACATTAGGCCGCCGTGTTACACCAGAAAGCAATTGCGTAGCACCGGAACCAAGCGTGCAAGTACCAGCTTTGATTTGACTTGTATGATCTATGCGAATTCTATCAGGCATAGCTATGCTCCAATAGTTAATATTAACTAATTGAAATTACTAATCTCCGGCCCGTAGTAATCCACCACCACCAGCTTGCATTGTACCCGTAACACCCAGGATCATCACATCCTTCTTGATATTGCCAGGAACTACATTATTACCGCCGTAAATGTATATAGGGAGTGTAAATAGATTCATTCCTTGAGGATTAGCTATGTAGATTTGACCACCATTGCTATCATTTATCGTTACGTTCGGACTCATCGCGTATACAACTCCGCCTGCAAGCATGTCTAGCGTAGTACCGCTATGCATGTACAATGTGCCGTAATTTAAATATATATATTGTCCGCGTGCAATAAGCGTATAGCCGTAATCGACTATGATAGTACCATTGCCATAAAGCGTATAATCGCCGAAATCTACATTCGCGTTTATGTGTATCTGTTTATTATTAAAATTCACTTCGTCGCCAGGCTCGGGGCCGGATACGTATTGCGAGCCGTCATACCACTGCTCATCTTCAGCGCTAGCCGCCCAATAACATACATTCGCGTATGCGTAAAGATATCTAGGCATTCGGCTTCTCCATCAACATCTTGTTTATAAGCTGCGTTGCTAGCGAAAGTGCATCTACGCCATCATCATACGCGCCTGATGGAAATTCGCGTAGTTGATTGAGCAAAAGCTTGCCGCCAATGCTATTGCGTATGCGTATGCGATGCTGAGCTAACAGAGGACTGAGATCTACGTTGCACCGGACGGTTTTGTTGTCAGTACTTTTATATTTCCACATTGGACACGACATACCGTCCATGTTACATAGCGTTATAACGTCATCGGCAAGCTGCTCAGCAAAACCATTCGCCTCCATCATTATACCATGCGGCATATGTTTTTGAATCTTAAGCTTTACACTCATCGGTATTTGCGGAAGCGGTATGCGATCGATTATTGCATCCTCCACCCATATAACGCCGTCATAGTCAACGTAACACACCAGGATCGCTGCATAATCGCTCGTATCCGTTTTGCCACATGATGGATCAACAGCAATAAGGCGAAAGCGATAGTCCTGATTCGGTAGCTTTTCATACAACATACTTTCCGGTAAATATTCGTCCGGCCATAAGCACGCCGACGGATCACTCCGCGGATTTTGTTGATATAAACTATCGAACAGGTAAGATCGGCCTGAAAGCTCGAATTCGCGTTTTATGGCCTCTAATCGCTTAATAGAGAAGCGCTCGGGCCATAGGGCGTTTCCTTGATCGTCTATTGCAGGAAAGCGTATACGGCGCCACTGCTGCGCCGGAGGAAGGTAGGAGTTTTGATTGAGCAGTGAACCTGACAAGTCGTCAGGATGCCTGCGGCTCATCACCACTACAGCTACGCCATCCGGTTCTAGCCGCGTAATAGCCTCAGCCATCCACCATGTAAAGATATTTTTGCGTACGGTTTCGCTTGCGGCTTCAGCTTGCGTTCTTATAAGATCATCGGCGATAAGCAGGCTGCAACCGCGCCCAGCAATGCTACCTTCGCGACCAATTCCATAAAGATTGCTAGGCTTTCCGACGCCGATAATCCTGAGATGCGTACACGTCTGTTTGTTAGGATCGAGCGTACGTCCGACATATCTGCCGAAATCCCAGAAGAATGTACGTATGCGCGAAACGAAATCAGATGCCAGTTCTGCTGTATGCGCTGTAATAATAACGTCGCGACCAGGATGCGTAATGAGATACCATATCGGAAATATATAGCTGAACCAGAACGACTTGCCGTGCCTGACAGGTACTTCTACTACTGCACGCCTGTACGGCGCGGATTTAGTTAACATTAACAAACATTCGCGTTGAAACTGCTGTACATGTTTAGGAAATTCAAATTCATGAATAAACTGCATCGCCATCCGCGCCGGCGTTAGCAGGATCCTGTGCAGGTTCGCTTCTATCGTTTTCACTTTGTAGTAATACGGCTGGTGCGGAAGATAAAAATCGCTCATCCTGCTCCAACGATTTCTCTAATTCATCAGTGTTTTCCAACAGCCGCTGTACAGATGCATGTACTTGTATGCTACTAGCAGAGGATACTTCGACTTTCTCTGGTGCGTACAATCCGCCTAGCTTTGATATTTCTCTGGAAATTTTTATTTTATCACTAGTTAATTTCGCCTTCGCATATTCATTAGATAGGGCATAAATCAACTTACATCGCGCCTCTTGTATTCCTTCTTCAGTCAATTTTGCTTCCCGTATAAGCATATTAATCGCTTCTTGTTCATATTTTTTCCACATTTTTAGCGATAAACCAAGATCCTCAGCCGCCGTAATAGCGGGGACATATGGTCCTTTCTTGAGGATATAATCCAGCACGGTCTTTATACGATATGTCCGTGCTGGCATACGTCTTCTTGATTTTCTTGGCTTTCTACTCATTAGTTAATATTAACTATCGTTCTCAATCTCGCGCATAGCTTCTTCATCTTGCTTACGCATCATTTCCTGCCATATTCTACGCGTGACAGGATCATCCGTCTCATGTCCTTTTTCGTAAAACTCACGCAACGTACAAATTACGTCGTCTTTCTTATTAGCTTGAGCTTGCTTATTGCTATACGCTTTCTGTCTGCACGCCGGCGAGCAATATATACGCGTCCTGGTGGCCATGAATTGCACGCCGCATACAGGACAGTACTTTTTGACGATCTGCCGCTTCTGGACGCGGTATCTAGCAATTATGCTATATGCCTGCCGTACTTGTTCTTCATCTATCATTTTACCACCTCATTTATCGTTTTGAAACTTCAAAATTAACAATACGAAACCTGCCGTAGATAGGACGGAAATCGCCAAGGCCGACATGAGTGCCGGCGTATTCTATGAGCGAACGTAGCACTTCTGGTGAAATGTAATCGCCGGCTAGACAGTCGATTTGAAAAGATGCCGTCCAGCCTTTCTGTACTGCTGGACGCTTACGGGTAATGGCGCCGCTAGGGTTAACGCGTACTCGCGCTTTATGAATATAATCCCAGCTAGTTTTTGCACGACCGCCGGCGGATATTTGAGCAAGCGGCGGGGATACGACAACCGAGGCCCGCACGAGATCGTAGCAACTTTTTCTTGCCGATCGAGGATCAGGTACCGATCTACCGGCATTTGCAATGCTGCCGCGTAAATATTCGGCTGGAATGCATAGTACGCCGTGCTCGTCGCGGGCTACCAAATGTTCCGGATCATCGGTTTTACGCCGAGCACTGCTTTTCGGCGATTTTGATTTTTGTTCGACAACATCACAGTTCCAAACATGGAACAACATATCGGACGTGCCTTCGAGTGTGACTAAAGCTTTATAAGTACTCATAGTTCACCCTTTCGCTTAAAAAGGGCCGATGGCGCGGCCGGATACGACCGCACCACCGGCGGCTAACCACACCACACCATACCGGACCGTACCGTACCTGACCTTACCGGACCGTACCGTACCAGACCTTACCGCACCATACCAAACCCTGCCACACCCCACCGTACCATACCAAACCCCACCATAGTAGTTATTAGGCGTCAGCGTTCTGCTGACGTTTTGCTTCCTGCTCACGCAGATGCTCTAACATATGTTCGAGTTTGTGTTGATACTCCTCCATAGCCGGCCTGCTGAAAGGAAATAGATTTTTCGTTATTTCAGCAAGCAGCAGCTCGTCCATGATCCGTTTGCAACTTTTTACGTAGTCGGACTCTAACATTTGACACCTCCAATTAGTTAATATTAACTAACGTACGCACTGACCATTTTCTTGATACTTTAACCGACGCATCTTAGTGCTATACGCTTCACGCAATTTCACGATATCGTCTGCACTAATGACGAATCGGCATCTGCTGATTTCCTTGCCGGCGTATTCTAGCTCGGCGGTATTCATTGCATCCTCGATCAGCTGCATTGCATACCTGAATGCATTGCCGGCTTCCTGAGCGCGCTTGTTCTCTTCGGCGGTGATGACTTCCGCATCATACATAGAAACAAGCTCATCATCATGCAACTTAGCCTGCTCGTCACCGCCTAGCGCCTTTTCCAGTTTATTGCAGATATTCTCATAAGTCGGCCACTCGATCGTTTGACCAGCCAGGATGCCGGTACGATCTTTCTCAACGAACGCACGGACTACACCATCATTCGTCAGGCGAATGACGATATGTGGTTCGTACATCGTTTCACGCTCAGCGCGCATTGCCGTACCTATGACCACTAGTTCGCCGTTTTCGTACTTGTATTCGTACTTTTCACGGCCGCAGATGATCACATGGGCGTTGGAGTTCATTAGTGCCATGATCAGCTGCTTAAATGGCCGCTTGATAGCTTCCCAGGCGTGGAATGGAATCTGCTCATTCTTGCCTGTACGGCTCGTATAGGCCGCAACAGCCATGTCCCACAAATGAGATATGCTGTCCACGATCACGACGCTGTACTTCTTATCGAGGCTTTGAATAGCCTTTAACGCCTCTGTCAGGCTTCTGGTATGCAAAACGTCAAAGTCGAATCCGTCAGGATGTACTTTACGCTCTGCAATCGTCCTGGCGTAGAAATCGGTGCCATGCTCAGTGTCGATCACGGCGATCCTGCCGCCATACTTCTTCGCCAGCCCTTCGGCTAGCAATAACGCGGTAAAAGTCTTACCAGCCCCGGCCCTGCCATAAAGGCCCAACTTCAGTGCAACCTGCTGCACACGTGCTGTGGTGAACATGGTCTTTACCTCCTTCGCTAATAGGTTTGAATGTTCATCACCACCTCTACACTCATTCTACCTTTCCTACGCAACATGTCAATACCTTGTTCTCAAAAAAATTTTTTTGTGTCCGAAACTATTGGTATGTAAGTACTTACGGCACAAAAAATTTTTTGGAAAGTTGCTGTACGCTGCATCCTGGATAGGATTTTCCCAAACATGCTCGGCGATATTGACGGTATGTCAACCTGACAATTTGTTAACTGAAGTAGCATGTAGCAAATTCTGTGCCAAACATGATACAGCAACTTTCATGCCAGATCTGGTACAGCAATTCCTGTGCCAAGATGTGCAGTGCTGATCGTAGCCATAATTAGTTAATATTAACTAAACCCGACCGCAAATAGTTAATGATTAACTACGGCCTGCCGGAAATAGTTAATGATTAACTATTTGCCGGCAAATTTTCCTACGCGTAGCGTGTTAACGTTATGCATATGGATAAAAACTTTTGTGCAGAAAGCATTGATATATAACCACTTATGACTCAAGAAATTTTTGGAAAGTTACTGTATACTACATCTGGGAAACTAACATATTACGTCATTTGTAATTGTCAGTTTGTTCAGCTTATATAATATATATATCTATATATATACTAGTACTAGTACTATTACTATAGATCTACTTATTGTATATAAGCAAAAAAATGACAATGACAGTTGACGTCACATGTTACAATAAAAACGGCCGCTAATAGTTAATATTAACTATTGCGGCCGATTGCGAAGGAGGTGATGAAAGGTTATTTATTCAAATCCACCAGTTACCAGTCCTCTACGGGTAAATACTCGGTCATATGGTACGTCTTGTTTAGTTACTCCAGCCGTACGTATATCATAACCACCCATGCCGTCGTTGACAATAGCAAAGTCGGATGCATTGAATGTGATGGACTTGCGGTACTGATGGTTTTCTCCGTACAGCCCGATCATATACTGCGGGATCACCGTTACTACTGTCCATTCATACGTCATTCCGTCTACTCTTGCTACTAAGCAATAATCACCTATTGTCATTGGCAGGTTGCACGGGTTATTGACGTATACGGTCAATTCGAGTTCATGAATGTATACTTGCGATGCGCCGGATATGCTCGCCAAATACAGCTTGCGGGATTGACCAGATGTTGCCTGTGCTACCGTACTGCTCAAGTACCAGCGTAGGTTCTGTATATCGAAACGTGCTTCACACCACGTACCTGCATAACCCGATAGTTGAAATATATTATGCGCTGTTATTTCTGCCTGCCATGCCTCTTTTAAAAATCCGCCGTCTGTGTTTACAATATTGTCCAGTGTTACATTCTCATCCTGATCGTCGAATGCCGTTGTTGCTTGGCCTAATACGGTTAAACATACCGGCTCTATGCTTTCTATTATTAGCGTAAGATTACCATCGCCCTGCCTAGGCGGTTGCCGCCGTAATGCATGACAGCGCATGCCAGCATGCCCTATACGCACTACGCGCATTGCGTCTACTACGCCTACCAGCGGCTCATTAGCGGCTTTGTATACGCCATCCTGCAGATCACGATAAACTATCTTCGCTGTAGCCGATCCGCCTCTGTACAAAGTTTCTGCAAGCTCTAGCCTGATAGGCGTTTCCACCATCGGCTGCCAGACTTTGCCTACAGGATCCCAGCGGATTTGTATAATTTCGTTTTTGACAAGTGGACGGGCGTGAAAGCCGCGATTGTGGATTTTAATGTACTTGTTCAAGTAGACGAGATCGCTGCCTGTTGATGCGCGTTCATTGCATATCAACTGTGCCTTGCCAGTGCCATTGATAGCAATGAAATCGCTGACTTGTGCATATGCGAATTGCTCCACTACAGGCGTATCGACCAATAACCATTCATATGCCGGTAAGTTAGGCAGCGTTTCGTGATCCGTATCAGTCCATACGTCCGGCTGTGGTTGTGCATATGCGATAGTATTCTGACGAATGATACCGCGATTTAAAAAATATTTATTCTTCGAGTTCTCGTTGTCGTACTTGAGGTCGTAATAGTGATCGCGATCCAGTAGTTCGACGACTTCCATGTTGCGTCCGTATGGGTCGTCTACCAGATTCGCTTTGACTTTGTGCTTGTTGATCAGGTTATCAGTGCCTTCCTGTAGCTCATTCGGTATCAAATCCTCGGTAAACATTACGCGTACGAGGATCTGCGCTGCGTCAAACAGGTATATGATGCCGAAATCTACATCCGGCGGTAATTCGACGAGCTCTTCGCCTCGCTCTGTTTTGCGAAATACGCGAGGGTAGTGAATAGCAGATGGATACAGGCGTACTACAGTGCCTTTAGGTACATGCCTGTTGTTCAGTTCGACAGCGGGATTGAGAATGATATAGGAATCGCTTTCGCCGAGGTCATAGCGTAAGGATCCGGGGCATTCGGGAATGAAATAGCCGTTCTCGAACCTGACCTTTACCCATTCGTACTGATAGAAATTTAAATAATTAAAAGTACTCTGTTCGGTAGGGATGTTTTTGCCCCTGTCCACAATCATGCCCAATACAGGCCCAGGAAGGCGGCTAGCTTCGATTATAGGGCCTTGCGGAGGCTGTGGGCCTATAACTGGAGGTCTCGGCGGGATGCGCGCGTAATGAAGCGTCATGGGCCTTAAACGCGATGATAATTAGTTAACATTAACTATTCAGCCGCTAAGTCGAACAGTGTAGTATCAAGCCTGCAATTCTCACCTATGCCGGCCATCTTGCCTGCTTCTTCATCGACGCGATACATTTTGGTAATGTCATGGCCGCCGGGGAATCTAGCCGAGCGGTGAGGATCAAACGTAATTTCGTACCATCCGAAACGCCATTTTTTGAGGCTACTCGGTATGTACGTATCCGGATATGCCAATCCCCATCCCCACGGTACTATGCCGTAGCGTTGCTCGAAAGAACCAGTCGTTTCGCCATCCCATAGCGTATAGAATCCCCATGTGCTGCGTATAGAGAAGTGATACTCCATATCGTAGCAAATTTTCTGACGCATGAGGTAGCGAGTAGAGATTTTAACGCCGTCGAATCGTACGGTGCCTTCGTTGAATTTCAGGCCGTTGGGCAAGCAGAATTGATGCTTGTTGACGGTATATGAAAGCGCGCTTAGCGTACGCCATGGGATTCTAGGTACCATTGAACGGCGGACGGTAAAGCCTGTAACGGTATCGGGGATTTTGAATGCTACGCCCGTATCATCCGCCCGTACGCGCGGTTCTGCGGGAAACGTTTTAAATAGTGCACGAGGCCAATTCCAAGGCAGCCACCAGTTCAGGTTAGGTTCCTCGCCTACGGCGAGGAACGTAGGTATATTCAGGAATACGCCTTTGGTAAAGCTATGAAGCTCGATATTGAATGTAAATTGAGGATCCAGCCAGTCGAAAATACGACTAACATCATTCTCATCATCCCAATTAGTAGGCGTATGCAGGCTAATAGCTGGGCGGAAGATAGCCGTCACTACTGCGCCTGGTGAGGACGGTATGTTTGTAGGATGATCGCCGTATTCATTAGCGAATAGCTGCGTTTCGTCATAATTAGCTATAGCTTCATATACGAAATCATCTATTGCATCAACAGCAGGCGGCAGGCCAATGCTATCGGCCATCGAGAATTGTTCATTTGAAAGCGGATCAATGTATACTTCATTTGCAAAAAAGAATGAACGTGCGCGATCGTTGACGGGCAGAATGCGCCTGTTAAGCCGCTTTTCGCCTTCGCTTGATATTACATCGCCTAACAATACTGCAGCTACATGCTTGGCTGCGCTATATGGCTCTACGTAGAATACGCGTTTAATTTCGCCGCCGGAGGGATCTACATGCTCGGTGCGGCTGATCAGTTCCAGACGCTTTATGGTATTAATGAGGGCCATTTTGTTAATGTTAACTAATTTCTACCAGCGGTTGCCAGGATGTACACGTGCTTGTGATGTAATGCGTTGAATAAGCGAGC